CGCTCGAGAGGATCGCGCGCTGGGCAGGAAGCGTCGTCACCAGGCGTTCGGGCGGCGGAAACTCTGCGCCGCATGCCGGGCAGAACCGGGTCATGGTCCCGCAGGCGCAGCCGCATTCGGCACATTCCTTGTAGGGCGCCGGGGCGTCGCGCTTCTCCTTCTTTTCCGGAATGGCCGGGTCATCGAACGGGCCGTGGCGCGCGATGTTGCCGCCAAAATCGAGGATCAGGCAGTTGGTCTTGCCGGTCTCGGGGGAAAGCCGCGTGCCGCGGCCAACCATCTGGATGTAGAGGCCAGTCGACTTGGTCGGCCGTGCCAGGGCCACGAGATCGACATGACGGGCATTGAACCCGGTGGTGAGCACGCCCTGACTGACGAGGAACTGCAAGCGCTGGGCCTTGAAATCAGCGATGATCCGGTCGCGTTCGCGCTTGTCGGTATCGCCAAACACGCCGGTGCCGGAAAACCCGCGAGCATTGAGCGCTTCGGCCAGCGCCTCGCAGTGTTTGACCGTGCAGCCGAACACCAGCCAGCCCTTGCGATCCCGGCCAGCCTCGACGATCCGGTCGGCAATCGCGCCAACGACTTGCGGATCGAGCGCGGCAACCTCAAGCTGGGCTGCGATAAACTCGCCGCCGCGCGTGCCCACCTTGCTGGTGTCGATCTGCGCTGTCTGACGGTAGCTGACCGGCGGCGACAGCCAGCCATTGTCGAAGAGCTCTCGCACATTGGTTTCATGCGCGATGCCATCGAACAGCGCGCCATCGCCCTGATCGAGCCGGCCGCTGTCGAGCCGAAAGGGCGTGGCAGTCAGGCCTACGATCTTGAGCGCGGGATTGATGATCTTCAGGTCAGCAAGGAACTTGCCATACATGGTGTCGGCGTTGCGCGGGATCATGTGCGCCTCGTCGATCAACACCATGTCGACCCGGCGCGGCAGCCGGTAGGCCTTTTTGTGGATCGACTGGATCGAAGCGAACAGCAGCGGCGCACCGATGTCGCGTCGGCCAAGCCCCGCCGAATAAATACCCAGGGGAGCCTCCGGCCATAGCCCCAACATCTCCGCGGCATTCTGCTGAACGAGTTCGCGCACATGGGTCAGCACCAGAATGCAGGCGCCGGGATCGGTGTCGAACACCAGCTTGGCCCATTCGGCGATGACCAGGCTCTTGCCGGCGCCGGTCGGCAGCACCACGAGACAATCGCGTTTGCCGGCGGAGAACCAGTTCCACAGATTGGTGAGAGCGGCTTCCTGGTAGGGCCGCAAAGCGAGGGGCCCGCTCATGCCACGACTTCCGCTTTGGGGAGCCAGCCACCATGGGCGGCGCAGCCCATGCAGCGCAGGCCTGCTGCATGCGGCCCGGCGCCTTCGGTGAGCTTCCAGGTCAAAGTGCCGCAGGTCCTGCAGGCATGGCGCTTGACGATATCGCCGATGCCATGAACGCGCGGACCGGCATCGACCCACCGCGATCCATCCCGCAATTGGTAGGCAATTTGCCCATGGCTGACGTCGACCTGCGCGCCGGCGACCAGGTCGGGCAGATAACGATGCTCCGGGCAACCTGTTTCCTGATCACTGCGCGAGAGATCGTGGCCGAACCGCGTGCAGCGCCAGGCGCCATCGCGGCCGACTTCCACGGCAAGACAGGTGCGGCAGTTGCGCTCGGCCCGGGCACCGTCATGGCACTGGGCGGTGAAGGCGCAGAAGCGGCAGGCAAAGCTGTCGGGGCCACCGATCCGCTGCGGGGCTGCATCGGCAAAGATGATCCGCTCCGCCTTGGCTTTCAGACCTGCGGCATGAGCGGGATCGGCATTAGTTCGCACTGCGGTCCAGCGCCGGGCGCCGGGCGAGACGCAGACGAGATAATGCCGGTCGAGCCGGGCATAATCCATGTAGAGCACGGCCTGCGCGTAATAGGTGGGGTTCCACTCAGCGAGCGCAGACTTCTCGCCGACCTTGCGGCGTGCCTTGTCGAGGTCCTGCCACTTTTCCGAAGCCTTGATCTCGAGAACGTGCCAGGCCTTCGGCGCCTGGACGAGCCCGAGGCAGACCCCGTCCATGTGACCGGCAAAGTGCCCGCCAAAGTCCCGGAAGCCGAACTGGTCGCCGCTGGCGTCAAGGTCATGGACCTCAAGGCCGGGTGCCGCCTTGAGCCGGTTTACCGCCACAGTTTCGCTGGCATGGCCGTCAGCAAAACGCTTCAGGGTCACGGCATCAAAGCTGACCGTCGCCACCCAGCGAAACTGGTACCACAGCGCCCGCGCGCAGGCGCCGCCGATCGCGGACATGCCAAGATACGCGCGGCGAGTTAAAGGTTGCCCATCCGCCAATGCCTTATCGGCCAGCTCTAGCGTTGGGCACGCAAAATCCTGTAGGGCAGCCATGGCCTGCTCCTTTGATGTCAGTCAGGGGGAAAGGTGGCAGGGCGGCGGGCTCAATCGACCGCCCTGCCTCTCACGCACGGGTCAGGCGCTGCGTTTCCAGGGCGCGCTGGCCATCTGGCCGGAGCCGGACTGTGCTGGCCGAAAAGCAGATGCCGTATTCACCGGAGCCGACGCATCACGCGGGACCTTGTAGGTCTTGATCTCGTTCGAGGCGCCGTATTGCTTGCCATCGCGCCCGGTGCTCGCCTCCTTGACCGAGACAACAGCGATCATCGGCTGCATGTGCAATTCTTCGCTGTCCTGGACCGACAACCGGCCAATGGCATGACAGATGGCCGACAGAGTGCGCTGTGCAATTTCGACGGCCTGGCGATTGGGGTTGTCGAGGTTCAGGCGATCGTAAAGTCGGCGCCCTGCGTGCTCACCATCAAGGATCTCGAGCTCGAGCTTGAGCATGTGCCCATTGCGGTTTGAGGTCTCGACCATCTGCGAGGTGAGGATCTGGACGGTGTATTCGCCGGGCGGAATGGGCGTGTAATCGCCTTGGGGTTCGACTTGCGTGGCGTCGAACATGCCTCCAAGTTGTGCCATTGTAACAATCCTTTCAGTCAGTCAGGGGGATTCAGGCTGCTTCGCTGGTGCGGGCAGCCTCGCTCGACGCGGCCACGGCGGAGGCCAGCGCCTCCCAGGACAGCGGGAGTTCCGGGGGCAAATTGTGCCGGTTCTTGGCGAGGAATGCCGGGCGCTCCTCGGTGTAGAGCGCGCGGGTTCCGGCCCCCACACCGCGAACCACCTTCTTCATGCCGACATCGGTTCGGGTGACGCTGGTCTTGAAGTTGGCGAACAGCACCATGTCGGCGTGTTCCTGCACCAATGCCGACGCCAGCTTGTGGAGCTTGATCTGGTAGCGATCGAAGGGTTCCGTCTCAGGGCTGTCGAAGCGTTTGACCTCGGCGTGCGCCGTCTGGATCACCGCCATGCCCTTGTCGTTTCGAAGCGCGTTGATGGCGTCGAGATATTCGCGCCAGACGTCGAGTGTGGCGACAAAGCCGCGGCCGTACCCGGCGTCTTCGATCGAGACCCACGGCTTGCCGGGATTGGCGGTGTTGTTGCGGCGGACGGTCTCGGCCCAGACCAGCGGCTCAAGCCAGTCGAGACTATCGACCACCAGCGTCTCAAAGTCGTGGGGCTCGACGTAAAGGGCAGTCATCGCATCCATGACGTCTTGGAAACTCTCCGCCTTGGGAAAAGCGTCGATTGCCTGGCCAGCGGGATGGCCGTCTTCGATGTTGATCAGGACGGGATGCGGTGCGCTGCCGGCAAAGCTGTTCTTGCCGATGCCATGGGGGCCGTAGATGACGATGCGCGGCGGCTTCGGGGCTGACAGGCGATTGAGCGAAGAAAGCGAAATGGCCATCACACAGCCTCCTTCGCGGCGAGGGTGATTTCGAACTTCTTCTTGCCGGGCTTTACCGTGCGTGCCGGCGTGAACAGGTCGCGGATGGCAGGAGGCCATGCCTTGTAGCTGGTCTCGGACACCGAGAGCTTGGTCTCGACATAATCGGCCGGATTTTCGCCCCAGTTGCGGACAGCCTCGATCGCGGCGGCAAGCTTGGCCTGATCCCACGCGACGTTCTTGGGAACCTCGATGCGGATCTCGTAATCGCCGTCGATACGCCGGTGTGTCCCGGTGGTGTTGAGCCCGGCAGCGTAGCGGCGCGAGAACACACCATGCAGGATGGCAATGAATTGTGATGCCCGTGCCAGATGTGACTGGGCCTGCGCCTGGAGGCTGGCGAGCAGATCAACTGGCAGCGCATCAAGCTGCGCCGGGGGTTCATGGAGGATATCCTCGAGTGTCATGGGCTTTCCTTCAGTCAGGGGGGCGGTGTTCGTCGGTATTTGTGGTTGGGGCAGTGGTTGACGCGGCGATCGAAGATCCGTGGGCGCCTCGCGGTTGGCCCCCACTGCCCAAGCGAGGTCAGGAACAGGTGAGCGCGCGCATCAGGCTGCTTTCGCCAGTTCGTTCAGGAGGAGCTGGCCCCGAGCCCCGCGAGGGCGCGGCCGGGCAATGACCAGGTAGCTGAACTGCTCTGATGCGATCCGGCGCTGGACGAGATGGGCAAAGCCGCGTCCGGCAGCCCACCGGGCCCTGCTGGCCAGTCGCTCGAGCACGATGCGATCCGGCTCTTTCAGGCGCTGGCCAGTGCCCTTCCAGGCGTCCTTCGCCAGAAATCCGCGGTAATATTCGAGGACATCGCCAGGGGCCGCGTCGCCTAGCCAGGTGCAGAGTTCGAATTCGCTTATCGAGACACTTTTGCCCCGGCGCGAACGCGTCGTCTGAATTGGGGTAATGTTCGTCATATTCACCTCTACTGGGGGAGCGGGAAAAGTGTCTCAGGCGCTCGCGAGGCCGCTCGCCGTGAACAGGGCGCGAAGCTCGGCGATGCGGCGGTAGAGGCCGCTGCGGCTGCCGATGCCCATGCGGACAAGTTCAGTGACCGGATGCTCAGCCAGCCAGCCGCAAAGGGCGGTCTCAGCCTCGGTCAGTCGTGTGCCGCAGCGGGCGATATCGAGGTTCAGTTCCATCGCCCGGCCGGCATCGGCCAACTGCCCGAACAGAGCCGTGAAGCCTTGCTCCTCGGGGATCTGATCCCTCTGCACCCGGCAGCTGTCGTCCTGATCGAGCGAGCAGGCCATTACCCGGCGATCACGCAGGATTTGCCTGGCAATGCAGCAGGCCTGGTTGGCGACGATGCGCCCGGCAAAGGCGCCAAGGCTGCCGCGGTCAGGATCGAAGCGATGCAGGCGGGCCAGCAGATCGACCAACAGGTCTTGGCAGATGTCGGCCTCTGCTTCTCGGCAAAGGTTCAGCCGCCGTGCCAGGCGGCGGGATCCATGTTGTGCTTCGCGTTGCAGCGTGGCGAGTGTGAGTGGGGTCATGGTTTCGTCCTGTTTCATCATCATGAAACTGGACTAGAGGGAGATTAGGTTGGCAGTCGTCACAGAAGTGGTCGGCGCTGCCACCAACATCAAGGCATTGGCAAAGCGTCGATTTTGTCCTGACCGTGCCGCGCGCCAACCTTCACCAACCATCCACCAACCGAATCCCGACCAATCTCCACACGACCTGCAAACCGCCCCTCACAAACGCTCGGAACCCAGGCACGAAAAAGCCCGCGCAAGGCGGGCTCCTTTGGAATTTCGATGTTGGGAGACCGGGTCAGCGAGACATGGCCACCACCAGGCTTGGCTCGAGAAAATACCAGCCAAGTCGCCCCTTGGCCTTGAGGATCACCTGGTTCCAGTCGTGCCGGCTCGAATAGAGATGCGCAATCTTTTCCGAGCCCGAATGAGCTGCCGTCAGCACCTTGCGGTAGTGCTGCTCGGGATCACCGTTCCTGGCGGCTTCAAACAGGAACAGCATTCCACGAGCCTGCATTTCCGTAAAATTCCAGACGCGCCCAGCATAGGAAAAGCGCCTAAAATCGGGCTTTTTGGGCTCTGCCGGGCTGAGGGTGCCCAGAACTTTCTGTTCGAACTCAGTGCGGGCATCTTCACGCACGACAAGATTGCCCCGGCGGATCGGGCGGACATCAAGCGGGTTCATAAGGTTGGCGTAATCGCCGTTTGGAAGAGAAAAATCATGGGGCGCGACCTCGCCCTCCTGGAACAGGCGGTAAATGTCGTAGCGCCTCAGGTCGACGATGCCGTCGTAGTGCGTCTGCTCATAGGGAACCGGCATACAGCCCCAGTCCTCGGCCTCGTAGGAGCCAAGCTCCATGTTGGCGCCATAAATGCGCACCGAGAGCACAAGCAGCCCGTTCTCCACCACGTAACGCAGATCGGACTCGGCCAGGTTCCAGCGGGCAATGAGTTCGTCGAGTTCGTGATAATACTTCTTGATCCGCCCCATTGCCGATTCCCTTTGTTCCACATATGTTCTCGTATCAGCTTGACATGGGGTGAGCAATCCTGTTCTATCCACATCATCTGATTTTCTGAGGATTGATATGTCGACAGGTCTGCAGGAACGACTGCGTGCACGCATCCGGCAGCTGGGCATGAATGTCGCTGACGTGGCCTCGCTTGCAGGGGTAAACCGCTCCTTCGTCTACGATATCATCCGCGGGCGCTCTCAGTATCCCAACCTCGATCGGCTCAGGAACATCGCGGCAGTGGTGAAGGTTGACGTCGAATGGCTGCTTCATGGCCAGGGCGACGTCCAGGGCGAGACACCGCTCGATGAAGGGGCGCAGTCGGATTTCATTGGCATTGCCTATGTTAATGCCCGCCCGTCGATGGGTGGCGGATCGATCCTCGACGAGGATGGCAAGCCCGGGCGCGATTTCCATTTCCGCCGTGCCTGGATCAAGGATCGCCTGAAAGCCGCCCCATCGATGCTGCGGGTCATGGAGGTCGAAGGGGACAGTATGCTGCCCACTCTGGTTGACGGCGATACCGTGCTGGTCGACCTGTCGCAGAAGATCCCCCAGCCACCGGGCATCTTCGTCCTGCATGACGGGCTTGGCCTGGTCGCCAAGCGGTTGGAGCATGTGCCGATGAGCGACCCACCACGGGTGCAGATCATCTCCGACAACACGCGTTACTCGCCCTATGACTGCCTGGCGGACGAGGTGAATATCATCGGGCGGATACGCTGGTACGGGCGGGAGTTGTTTTGATGTCGATTTTTTCAGGCACACACATCTCAATTTCTCGATAAAAACCTTATATGCCAAGGGATAGGAGCAAATTTTAAAGCGCTTGCGTGTTAGAAAAAGATTGCCTATTTTCTAACGAAAGGAGCTCGAAATGGCAGGCACTGCCAACAGGATCATCAAACGCGTACGCGGGAAAGGACGAGGCTGGGCATTCACGCCCAAGGATTTCCTCGACCTTGGTACGCGCGCGTCTGTCGACATGGCCCTCAGCCGACTGGCTCAGCAGGGGCATATCCGCCGCATTGGCCGCGGCCTCTATGACTACCCCAAGCTACACGCCAAGCTTGGCGCTCTCACCCCTGACGCGGACATGATCGCAAAGGCAGTGGCCAATCAAAGTGGAGATCGGATCTTCGCCAGCGGCGCGCAGGCCGCCAACCTGTTGGGCATTTCCAACCAGGTACCGGCACGGACAATCTATGCAACCAGCGGCCCCACGCGCGTCAAGAAGGTTGCCGGCCGAACAATCGCGCTCAAGCGCTCACGCGCGCCCATTCTGGACAATGTGGCGCCCGGGGCCAACGCCGTGCTGCAATTGCTGTCCCACCTCGGGACGACACAACTCGATGACGACCTCATCCAGCGGTGCGCCGACCTCCTTGACCTTCAGGACCTCAGGGCTCTGAAAAAGGCACAGGCAGCGATGCCTGGCTGGATGAGCGACGCAGTGCTGAAGATCAGCATGGCCCATCATGGATGACTTTGCCCGGCGCGCCGTAGTTGCTGATAATGATCGTCTTGCGTTCATCACTGAAGCTGCCGCCCGGCGAGACGTGACGCCGATCATCATCGAGAAGGACTTCTGGGTCTGCTGGACCCTGCGCCGACTGATTGAAACCCCCGGATTGGGAGAGCACCTGACCTTCAAAGGCGGCACATCCCTGTCCAAGGCCTACGGGATCATCGATAGATTCTCCGAAGATATCGACCTGACTATCGGCCGCACAGCACCGCAAATCGAACGGACAAAGTCCCCCATGGAAGAGGGTATCAGCGGCAAGGAACGCGACCGGCGGGCGAAAGCCGTGAAGGCCGCTGCCCAGGATTACGTACACAATACCGCCATGGCTGCGCTCGAGGCCGCGATAGCCGAAGCGCTCGGAACCAGAGACGGGTGGAAGGTCATACTCGATCCCGAGGACGGGGACGCGCAAACAATCCTGTTCGAATATCCAAAGCTCCTTGAATATGGAGCGTTCAGCTCCGGTGGCTTCGACCAAGGAGCGTTTGGAGGGGGCTATATCAAACCCCGCATCAAACTCGAATTTGGCGCCCGCGGAGAAAGTGAGCCCTCGGAAAGCCGCACGATCACGCCGTATCTGGCGACAGAATTCCCTGACGAACTGCCGGATGCCACCGTCACAGTTTCCACCCTGTCGGTCGAACGCACCTTCTGGGAAAAAGTGACGATCCTTCACGCCCTCCATCACGGCAGCAAACTGCGACACGAAATGTCGCGGCACTATTATGATACCGCAATGCTGGCATCGAAGGGCGTCGCCGACAAGGCTTTGGCTGAGCCTGACTTGCTCGCCAGAGTGGTCTTGAACAAAAGCCAGATGTTTAAGGACAATACGGCATCGTACGACACAGCCGTGTTGGGCTCCCTGCGGCTGATCCCTACCGAAGAGCTCAGTGCTCGACTGCGGACAGACTATGAGGCCATGACCGAAATGTTCATGGTCACGCCGCCGACGTTTGACGACATGATTGCGTCGATCGCTGCGCTGGAGGCGAAGCTCAATAGATAGCCCAGCGCAGTGGGACAGTTCCAGATCCACCCCAGTAGAAGAGTTCAGCGCCCTCTTAAGGACTGAACTCCCATGCCTCGAGCTGCCCTAGACAACGGCCTCGCGCCTCAACACATGACCGCTGAAGCCAGACTTGCCGAGTTGGGCCGGATCCTGGCCGCGGGCATTCTGCGCCTGCGCGAACAGTCCAGTTCTATATCTGCCGCCAGCGGAGATAGTTCGCTTGGCGTACCGGTCAGCAAGAGCGTCAGTCGTCCCGGGCGCAAGGCCCGTAAAGGAGGACGATAATGCAACACCACGACGATGGGCAGGTGCTGGCAAGGTTGGCGGCGCTGAAGACCATGACGGTCAACGAGTTGAAAGCCGAATGGCAGACACTGATGGGATCAACGCCGCCCAACAACAGCCGGATATTCCTTGAACAACGACTGGCTTACCGGATCCAGGAACTGACCTATGGCGGGCTGCCGAAGCCGGTCAGCCGGCTGCTTGATGCTCTGGCCGACGAGGTCGAGGGCAAGAAGGTCCGGAAATCGGTGATCAGCGACCCACGCAATCCGGTCACCGGCACGCGGCTGGTGCGGGAGTGGGACGGCGTGGAGCACGTCATCACCGTGCTGAAGGACGGGTTCGATTGGCAGGGCCGCAAGTACAAATCCCTGTCGGCAGTCGCGCGGACCATAACCGGCACCCAGTGGAACGGCTACCGCTTCTTCGGCCTGCGGGAAAAGAAGGACGCAGCATGACGGAGATCACGCCCCGGCGGCGCCTGCGCTGCGCCGTCTACACGCGCAAATCCAGCGAGGAAGGCTTGGACATGGAGTTCAACAGCCTCGATGCCCAGCGCGAGTCCTGCGAGGCCTATGTTGCCAGCCAGCGCGCCGAAGGCTGGGCGTGCATGCGCGAACGCTATGACGACGGCGGGTTCTCGGGCGGCACGCTCGATCGCCCGGGGTTGAAGACCCTGATCGAGGATATCGAAGCCGGTCTGGTCGACGTGATCGTCGTCTACAAGATCGACCGCCTGTCACGGTCGCTGATGGACTTCGCCAAGCTGGTTGAAGTGTTCGACCGGCACGGGGTCACGTTCGTGTCGGTGACGCAGGCGTTCAACACCACGACCTCGATGGGGCGGCTGACGCTGAACATCCTGCTGTCGTTCGCCCAGTTCGAACGCGAGGTCACCGGCGAGCGCATCCGCGATAAATTCGCTGCCAGCCGCGCCAAGGGCATGTGGATGGGCGGGTTCGTGCCGATGGGCTACGATGTGGTTGATCGCAAGCTGGTCATCAACGAGGCCGAAGCCGTGACGGTACGGGGGATCTTTGAACGGTTTGTCGAGCTGGGCTCGGCCACCCTTCTAACCCGCGAACTGGTGGCAAATGGCGTACTCAACAAGCGGGGCAAGCCGATCGATAAGGGCTTCCTCTACAAGCTGTTCCGCAACCGGCTCTATCTGGGCGAAGCAGTCCACAAGGGCACCAGCTATCCCGGCGAGCATCAGGCCATCATCACGCCTGAGCTCTGGGATCAGGTCCACGCCATCTTGCAGGAAAGCCCCCGGCAGCGGGCTGCCAACACCCGGGCGAAGACCCCGGCCATGCTGAAGGGGCTGGTTTTTACCGACTGCGGCACCGCCATGACGCCGACCATGACCAAGAAAGGGAGCCGGCTTTACCGCTACTACACCTCGATGGATGCGATCCGGAACCGCGCCGGTGAACGCACCGATGGGTTCGTCCGGCTGAATGCCGGGATGGTGGAAACGGCCGTGGTCCAGCACATCCGGTCGCTGCTGCGCACGCCGGAAGTAGCGGCGCGGGCGGTGGAGGCAGCGCGCCGCACAGATCCGGACATGGACGAGCTGGACGTGGCTACCGCGCTGGCGGGTTTTGACGGTCTCTGGGAATCGCTGTTCCCGGCCGAGCAGGCCCGCATCGCCCGGCTGCTGATCGAGCGGGTCACGGTCAGCGCCGAAGGCCTCGCGATCGATCTGCGCACCGAAGGCCTCGGGTCCGTCATCCGGGAAATGGTCACCCCGAAACAGAAGATGGCCGCATGAGCGCACCCACCACCATGCGGGTGTTCATCCCGCTCACCATCCGCAAGCGCAATGGCCGGCCCAAGATCGTGCCACCCGCCGACATCGCGCCCGACACCGGCGGGGTCGATCCGCATGTGTTGAAGGCCATAGCCAAGGCGTGGAGCTGGCGGCGCAAGCTGGAAAGCGGCGCGGTGGGTACGATCCAAGATATTGCACAGGCCGAAGGCATCTCGGATCGCTATGTCGGGCGGATGCTGCGGCTGGCCTATTTGGCCCCAGCCGTGCTGGACAGGCTGCTGATCCGACGCATGCCGCCGGCCGTGTCGATCAAGGATTTGGCGCAGGCGACGGAGTTGCCGTGGGAAAAGCAGAAAAATGTAATTTTCGGTAGCGGGCATGGTCTCGCTTCCATCTCTATTGGAGTTGCTCAGTAGAGCCTGCGGCCGCCATTAAGCAGCCTCTGTATCGAACGCTTCAGGGACTATTTGGACGACCCGCGGGCTGGCACCGTGAGGGCAAGGTGGATGAGCTCTGGTAGGCAGCAGGAGAGTTTTTGGGGACTGGGGCTTCCGTTCGACGCGTGCTAATCAGTTGCAACCAATCGTCAGGGAACGCATTAGGGTGCGATGATTGATCAGTTGAACCGCGACAGACTCGGGCCTCCATACCCATATCCGCCGATTACCGAGGCGGTTGTTGAGTTTCGGTTCGATAGCCAGCTGGATGAGCCGGAATTGGCAAAGATCAGCGCAAAACTGTCACGTTATTACCCGAATGAACAAGTGCAAGTCGCGAAAGGCGTCAAGTTAGACCTCGATAGCTCGACTGTCGAGTTTGAGGATGGTGGGAAAATCCATCGGCGGACGAACGTTGATGAAAACGAGATCGTGATCATGGGAGCGCAAAGCTTGGCCATATCACAACTTGCTGTGTATCCTTCGTGGGATAATTTCCACCGGCGCATTGTCCGAGATCGGGAAATTTGGCGAAAAGTCGTTGGATTCAGAAAAATAACTCAAATAGGAATGAGATTCATTAATCGTATTGATGTCCCGATTGATGAAGAAGGTAAGGCTCGCCACGAGGATTATCTTAAACTCCAGATTTTGCTGCCACCAGAATATCCTCACAACACCGGTTATAGTTTGAGCGTACAATTACCTCTTCAAGATTTGAAATCTGTGGCGAATGTTAATTCGGGGGCGGTCAATTCGCCTGTACCCAAACACGCTTCGTTTGTCCTCGACATCGATATCATAAGGATCGTTGACGTTCCGCAACGCGATGATGATATAGAGCCACTGCTTTCAGACATGAGGGCAGAGAAGAATCGACTGTTCGAATCCTTCATCACGGATGCAGCGCGGGAGCGTTTTTTTCATGAGCACCCTCTTCGGCAACCAGGCGCTTAAGCAATCACTAGGCGTTCCCAGCTTGGCTGGCATTGGTTCCCTGCGAGAAAGGGTTACCTCTGTCGTTTCGGCGATTCCTTCGCAGGTCAAGGGTACGTCGGTAAGCGCGTCCGACTTCACATCAGTTAGTCCAGGCGGTCGAACCCTAGAAGAGCTCCTCTACGAAGCGCGCGCGCACGCGAAAATTTACACATCCAAAGTTGCCATGCACATGGATGATGGCTGGCGTCGGGGATTATACCGACAGCTTGATAGCTTGCTCGACATCGATGAGTGGATGGAAGGAGAGGCTCCGCTGGGCACCAACTCGTTTGCCACCTTCCTTCGATTGATGCTGATGGTCCACCCTGAAATTAGGCCTGGGTTGGGCCTGACCCACAGTGGGAATTTGATCGCGAGTTGGCAATCAGATCATTCGCGCCTCTCTGTAGAGTGCTTGCCGAACGACAAAATCCGTTACGTACTTTCTCACGAAATTGACGATCGGGCTGAATCATCAGCAGGTGATTCGACGGTTGATCGAGTCCTTGAGGTACTGGCCCCTTTCCGACCGGAGCAATGGTTCGCGCGTGTCCCAGTCCAATCTGCCTGAAAAAGATCACATTGTCAGGTATGTACCTTGGACAAAGGTCGACAAGGATGCCGATGATAATGTTCGAGGTATCTTGGCCATAGCCTATGAGCGCCGCGAAGATGAGGACGGCCTGTCCGTCAACTGGCTAGAGATGGCAGGCGAGATCCAAACTGAAGCCGCCTTGCGCAAGACATTGAACTTGATCGGCGCGAACATGACTGTGGGCAAGAAGGCCCGTCTTGCCGTTTCGAATGTCCAGAAGTTCAAAGAAGTCTGCGCGGATCGGGACAAAAAGGTCCGCATCGTCCACGCGCCTATCAATGGTAACGAGCCACATTCCGAAGTTCGGAAAATCCCTCGTAACGACCTTCGCTTGTTAGAAGATCTTTCAACAATAGCATTGCTGAGTCACCATTGTTGCGGTGACCTTATGGATTAGTTTGCACTGCAGTCTCTTGGTTCTGCTGCCCTCGTTAGCCACCTGAGAGCAACCTGTTTGGATACCACCCAAGTCCAGTGGATGACAGTCCCTCGGACGTGCACACCGTTATGCAGTAGAACGCCCACCTCGGGTTTTCCGCCAACTCGCCTGCCGCGATTGGTGCCAAAGGTCCGGTTGCCGTTGATCGCAAAAGCCACGGAAATCCGGTGTTTTTGGCGACCGAACCTTTTGCGATGAGGTTCGGGTGAAAAGAGACAAAAGCCGATCAGAGACCGATTTTTCCGGTTCCGGCAGTCTCTGAGGTTCGGTCGCTACCAGCAAAAGCGCGGAAGCTGGGGGTTTTCTGGCCCCGTGAGGCCCATCTCATGGATTCGCGATGAGATGTTGGCGGGGGGCAGTCGACCGGCGTCGAACCTTCTCTGGGTGTAAGTTATTGATTATTATATAATCGGGAGGAGTTCGAATCCCGCTTGAGCCGATTGGCAAAAGTTGTGGCTAGTACTCACCAAGCTCGCACACGAGTTTCGTTATGCCGCCTTTAGCCTGGTTCACCCATTCCGAACGTATCGGGCGACTTCGCGAATATGCCGTTCGGCGGCCAGGCGCGCTGCATTGGAGTCTTTCGCGGCAATGGCATCGATCATCTCCTGATGCTCTTCGGCCGCGTTTTTCAGGTGAGGGATGAAGCCAACAGTCTGAACGATGAAGAAGTCAGACATCGTGAATATGTTTCCCTGACGCTCAACCAACAGAGGGGAATTGGCCATCTCATGAATGAGGGCGTGAAACTCCCTGTTCAACAGCCGGTACGATTCCGTTGCATCACTATCGTTGTTATCGATCATCGAGATCTGCATGTTGATCGACTTGAGTTTCCGCACCTGTTCCTCGGTGCGACGTTTCGATGCCAGCTCGGCCATGAGGCCTTCAAGGCGCTCAAACATCAGATAGAAGTCGTTGATCTCATCTGTCGAAGGGGACGCCACTTCGCACCCAACCTGGGCCACCACCGTCACAAAGCCCTCTGAGCCAAGCGTGCTCAGGGCCGTCATAATCGGCTGCCGGCTGATGCCGGTTTCCTCGCTAAAGGCTTTGACTGAGATCGGATCACCGAATTTATAGGTCCCATCAAGCAGCCTGGTGAGGATTTCCTCGCGCACCAAATCCTTCTTTCTCAAAACTGCCTCCGGCCTACCAATCTGCGTTGCATGCTAGCATTAATCCAACAACGCACGTGTCCGCAATGGCTTACCGATAATATGTGCCGGTTTGATCGAATGGCGGAAATCCGCCGGTTCCGGGCACGTGTTTGACCTGGATCAAAATGGGGCTTGCCAGCTAACATGTTAGCGTGCCAGAAGGCCAGTAAGAAACAGATACCGTTTGGGAGAGATTCGGTCATGCTTATGAAGGCTGCTCGTCTGCATCAGGTCGGCACAGATTTTTCGGTTGATGAGATCGCGGTACCGCAACCACGGCCGAATGACGTGCTGGTCAAGGTCAAGGCCTGTGGCGTCATCCCGAACATGAAGAACGTGATCGCGCACTACGCCGAGTGGTTCCCCTTCCTGCCGCTGCCGCCGCTTCCGGCGATCTATGGCCTGGACGCTGCAGGTGAGGTAGTCGCTGT